AGCTTTGAGTGCAGAGTCAACCTTCTTCTTGATTGCATCGAACTTACCAGCTTTCAAAAGGTCAACCGATTCAAGGATGGCAACTTTCATCTTTTGATTCTTACAGAACTCAATCGTTTCATTCTTGACGTATTCCAAATCAGGAGAGTTTTGAAGTCGAAGTGCTTCCTTCAATCCATCAACGATAGAAGTTCTTAGGAGTTTATCTTCAACAGGAACAAGAAGTGATTTGAACACTTCTGGTGTTGGTGCAGATTTATATTGGGTATGGTATTTTAGAATCTTATCTACCAACCAATTGTTTGCCTGTGATTCAAAGTAAGCCGGTTCCAACAAATCAGAAGTTTGTTGTAGGAATCCTCTATCTGAAATGAGAGATGAAATTACTTTTGTTTGGAAGGTGTGCCCATATTCGGACAAATTATCCTGCATACTTCTCCCGTAGGGAATTTAGATTACTGAAATTGTTTTGGAGCCATTCATCCCAATTCGTTATTACACCACGAAGTTTATCTTGAAGACACATTGTTTCAAGTTGAATCTTATTTAGACCACCAATCTCTCCGTCAACCATACCACGTATGTTTGACTTTGTTGAAGATGGAATATCAACGTCTAACAATTGCATCAACTGATAATTTCTTTCTAGGTTAGGAATGTTTTGTTTTAGTTCTGTCATAACTTTGGCTTTACCATCATACAATTTACAACTTTCTATGAACTCTTCCAAAGGAATTCTTCTTGGTTCTGCTAATTGTGGAAAGTGTTTTTGAATTGTCTTGTCTCCCATACCACGGATTCCTGGAATGGAATCGGAGTTATCACCAAGTAGAGCTTTGTAGATGGTGAAGTTTTCACACGATACTCCGTAATCCTCAAGTAAGTTATCTGGCTTATACATTTTTTTCTTTGTGGGAACATAAACATTTACATTCTCTGAAACCAATTGGAGAAAATCTCGGTCATTGGATAGGATGTAAACCTTTTCCTTGAAGTAGGATGCCAAATAAGCGATAACATCATCAGCTTCAATATGGTCAACCACGATTGTTGTGAGTGGAAGATTTTGGAGGTATTCGTAAAGACGAACCATCTGCCATTTCATGGATGCCTGTTCGTCAGCTAAATCTTCAAATCCAACTGCACGATTGAGACGGGACTTGATTGCCCGACGTTCCTTGTAGTTATCAAAGATTTTACGTCTACGATGTGAACCACCCTTACCATCAAAGACAACTACAACTCTCGTAGGTTTTACCATACGAATTGTGGCACCAAGTGATTTCATAAACCCTGAAAGTCCGCCAACGTGTTGACCATCTTCGTTGAGTGTTGGAATTGCGGAGAATACACGGATGAAAAGATTGGTTCCATCTACTACGAGAACCCTACTATCTCGGTGGAGATTATCTGCGTTTTTATGTTCTTCTTCTACTTCTTTGAGTAGGTCTTTGTATTTCCGAATCATCATAATGTATTCCGTGTGAATTTGAATGGACTACAATATATGAAATTTTCGGGAGATTTCCAAATGAAAAAGGGAACCGAAGTTCCCTTTTGTTATTTCATCTTTTTCAAGTCGTTCAATTTTATCTACCAATCATTTTTAAAAGTCTTTCGGTTTCTTTCATTAGTTTACCTATGGATTTTCCTTGTCTGTTTATTCCAAATACACCTTTAACAAATTCTGACATTTGTGAATTTGTCAATGAATTTCCACCTTCACTATCTTCCAAAGATGCTCTCATTTTCTTTATAGTTGATGAAGAAGTGTTCAGTTCTTCAATTGAATCTTCTGTTAAATTGAGTATAACACCGATCAATTGCTTTATTCTATTTACTTCTTCTGTGGTATAGACATAGTTAGAACCCTGTTTCTTGAATTCTTTTAATACCTTTGATGCTTCGGCGAGCAATTCTTTTCTAGTTGATAATTTCATTTTGGACTCCAAAAAAAAAAAATACTTTGGTTTATATGATATAAATATGGTACACAAAAAAAAAATAACAAATTTTCGGGAGATTTCCAAATGAAAAAGGGAACCGAAGTTCCCTTTGAAGTTTTACAGAAGATTGTGTCTCTTCCTTATGGACTCTTCCATTTTTTTAGCATCTTTGTTGATAGAATCTATTTCAGCATCGGATACATAGATTGCCCCAGCTATTCTATCTTTCACTATACGCTTGTAATAATCTGGACTCAATTCGCCTGCATATGAATATGGATCAATATTGAACATGGCCTTTACAAATTTTTCGTTCCCACCGTATTTGTTCATTACAGTATTTATTCTAGCTTTTATTTTTTTGTTTATCTCATATACCTGCAATTCTAGCTCCGCCTTCTTTTTATTCAATTCTTTACGAATATCTGGGGCACCTCTGCTTCCTTTTTTTACAGATGCGTGATCGGCTTCTATTTTTCGTATCTCATCATTTATCTTTTTTATGTTGATCGCATGATTATAGAGTGGCTTGTCTTGTGAAACAGCTCGCATCATTTCATCAATTATTGGTTGTAGTTCTTTATCGAAAAATCTGTTTTGAAAATATTTCCTCAAAAAAACATCAATACCCATTCCAGCACCGGCGGCGGCAATTGCAGCGAATAAAAACAATGAAAGGCCAGGATATTCCGATGCATTCCCTGACCTACCAAGACCAGCCATCAATACACCAATCGTTCCTGCTGCAAATGGTAATTTGTCTGCAATCTTTGACCAAATACTGTATAACAAACCTTCGTTCAGATTTTGTTTATTTTCATTACGAATCTGACGTAATACGTCGTCGGCTTCTTTCAGTAGTTGTTTTCTACTTGATAATTTCATTTTGGACTCCGATTACTTCATCTTTTTGATGTCAGATTCAACTGCCCTGATAATTCTTTCAATTTCAGGAAGTACCGATTCCAATTGTTTGAGTTCACGAATAGTCGCCTTTACGTTTGAAATTACAAGACGTAATGGATAGATTGACTCATCAGCAGCTTTTGCAAACTTCTTTGCATCCTTTGGCGGCGCGCCGTGTTGTATTTCAAGATAGCGGAAGAAATTTTCAACGTCATCATCATACTTTTCGAGCAAATCTTCATGAATTACAATTGCAATGGCATCTTCCATCCAATGTTTTACTTTTTCAACATCACGTTGTGGAACAGCAGCTTCATTTAGTGATTTTCTGATTTCTGTAAGTTTCATTTCTGATTCTTTCAGAAGTTCTTTTCTACTTGATAATTTCATTTTGGACTCCAAAAAAAATACTTTGGTTATATGATATAAATATGGTACACAAAAAAAAATAACAAATTTTCGGGAGATTTCCAAATGAAAAAGGGAACCGAAGTTCCCCTTTGTTATTTAATCACATTTGTTTTTGAATGTGTGTACTGACACCAATTAGTTGCCTAGACGGATAGATTCTGTCATTTCTTTTGCGTCATTTTGTAGTGTAGTATATTCTTCTGGGTATGCTGTCATGTAAAATGTTATACGTCTTTTTACCCAATCTTTTAGTTCTTGATCGGAATAATCTTTGCTTGGAGAAGAACGTCCACTCCCCCGTATGTTGCCTTTGAATGAATCGCGGTTCGCAGCCATCTTTCTCAACAATGGTATCATAGATGGGTCGTCCAATGTTTTAGATACCGATGTTTGAATGATGCCATCTAATTTTTTTCCAATAGTTTCTATTTCGGATTGAATTTTTGCGTATTCACTCGTATTTCGATTGGCACTACGTTGCTGAGTCAATGTCATTAACATTTTCAAAAGACGTTGCACCTCCGTGTTTTTCACAATCTGTGAGATACATTTGTCAAAAACTGGCTTTATATCTTTATCATAGTGTTTATTTGACAGGTATTTTTCAAAGAACGCCATAATATCACCGAATCGCATACCCGCCGTCAAGATTCCTACCGCCACTGGAATAGACAAAGGAGTCGAAGCTCCTATTAGGGTCGAGGCTGCCAGTATTCCTAGATGTCCACCAGTTGTATCCAACTTTGTTTCGATCTTATTGAGCATATTATAAAGAAAACCTTCGTTAATTTTATCTTTTGCAACAGTTTTCTTGAATGTTTCTTGTATTCGCCTACCTTCTTGTATCAGGTCTTTCATTTTTTACTCCAAAAAAAATACTTTGGTTTATATGATATAAATATGGGGTGAAGATTTTTTTCTTCACCCCATACTAAATCAAACCTCGTCTAACAGCGGTTCGTCCGTAATTGATACATCATCAATTCTGACTTCATCTGTTTTCTGGTATTGCATCACCACCTTTTCGGCGATGGAATCGTAGACCACTTCTTTGTATTCAGGGTTACTGATTATCTTTGATACAAAGTCCTTACTTTGGAACTTGATAATCTCTCCTGTTGTTTGGTCTGTCCATTCATACCAAGCACCGCTTTGTCTCACCAGATTATAATCCTTCATTGTTTCCAACCAAGAACCATAATCATCTATACCGCTATCAAAATAGACGGCATATTCAGCCTCTCTTAAAGGGGGCCCGCAACGATTTTTTACGAGCTTTGCCTTTACTCGTGAACCCACGATTGTATCTTGTCCGTTCACCTTTGCCTTGATGGCACCGATGGATGATAGACGGATTCGTACCGAGGCGTGGAATGGAATTCCCTTACCACCAGGAGTAGTCCACGGGTCAGAGAAAGCCGGTGCATTCAACTTTTGACGAAGTTGGTTTGTAAAGATAAGGCAGATACGTTCACGACCAATCAAGTTCGTAATCTTTCTCATCGCCTTTGAGATGATGAGTGCCTTTGCAGTTGCATAACCATCCTTATCAAAGTCAGCCGCCATCTCTGTCTTTGTTGAAGCTCCTGCAATAGAGTCAACAACGATAGTCACAAGTCGGTTCTTATCTGATGAACGAACCTTCTCAATGATTGTCTCTACCGTTTCAAAGATGTCTTCCACCGTTTCAAGTGGGATGTATAACATCTCTTTTAGATTGAGACCGATGGCTGAAAGAAACTCTGTTGAAAGGGCATTTTCTGTGTCAATGTAGACAGCAAGACCACCCTTCTTTTGAGTGTTGAGTAGGGTGTGAGCGGCAAGTAGTGACTTACCGCTCTGTTCCAACCCTGTTATTTCACAAACACGACCAACGGGAAATCCACCATTCTTTCTGTTTGAGATGGCAAGGTCAAGGATAGTTGACCC